AAACAGAAACTGAATCGGGCGAACCCTCGGGCGAGCTAAAGATCACGGAAGTACCTGAAGTTACCGGAAAAAGAAACGGCGAAAGTCGCGGAAAAGGAAGGGAGGCTAAACGAGATATCAGAATGGCTGCAATTTTTTACGGAGAAGCGCAGATACCAGCTGATGAACTGAAAGGATCAGATGTCCGCAAGGGCAACAGAATAGCAGATCGGTTAATTTACTTTACTCCGAATTCTTAGAATTCGGATCGCGTGATTATGTTCCACAGAGTATGGTTAGTACTTTGTGCTGAGTGACCACGGGAATCGTGAACCGTTAAAACTACTTCCAAATGGAGTAGCAAAACCCTCTCGAATTTCCCGACCGATAAAGCTTGAAATTAATAAACAGCTTTGGTTAAGACGAAATCGATGGTCCCTTGCCGGGACGATGTATCATACTATTAGCTGTATCTCTCTTAACCCGAGAGATAGGGCTGAAATGTCACTGATTGGTCCTTAATCGCCTCTCAAAGGTAGCCCAATTAGGTACTTAGTCTCAGACTTAAGTATTTGATTGGGGGACTATAAGATTTAGCGTCCCTATTGAGAATAGGGCCGATAGCGACTGTGGACTTAGAACAGTAGCGCTAGATCTCCGTGTCAACTTGTAACACAAAGAGCTAGCGGAAACTACTGAGGTCGAAAGGCAATCAGTAGTCTAAACCGCGAAGGATGTACTTTGTATCCTGCCTACTAAGGCTGGCTGCGGCCCCTGCAAAGGGAAACCGAAGTCTAATTCAAAGAATAACAAATAAAAGAATAACAATTATGAAAATTAAATATTTCCACAATTTGAGATTCTCCGTGTCAAAAACACGGTTTGATTACTCAAGAATTAGTGCCATGACCTTCCTAAAAGGAGGTCGACCAATGCTTGGACACCTCGTTCGAAGTATCTACGCATTGGGTGGAACAATTACGCCAAACTGGGTTAGACTCTGTAGTCTTTACCTAAGGAAGTTGAACTTGTTGCATAAACATGGTGGTCTACCCATGGTAGTTAAATACCTAAAGGTAGCATCTGTTATTGTTCAACAAGTATGCGGAGGGCATAAGCTATCCTGCCTTAACGGCCTTGGTATGAGAATATCAAGGTCGAAGGCAGGATTACCAAGATTCATTCCTCCCTATCAACGTAAGTTGATACGAAGGGGTGAATCTAGAGTGATTAAGTTTTGGTTGACCTTGATCTCTATCTTCCGAGATCTTCACTTTATTGGTGAATTAAAGCTATCAACCATCACGAATCCCTCTACTGCTTCTACTGATTCTCTAGAAATTGGTAAACTTGTAAAGTCTTTCACATATCTTTTATGGAAAGACAACAAGGGTATCCAAATACTCAGAGAATCGGCAGCTTTCCAGATGTTAACATCTGGCCCCCAAGTAGACTCTACAACAGGTGAGTATAATTCTCACTCTTTATCAGTTCTTCGATCACTAAATGTGTTCTTAGAACCGAAAAATAAGAAACTGTTGGAGAGTCTTAGACTATTAATGGAATTAACCGGTAATGACAGGTTAATTACATTATGGCATAAGTTAGTGAAGACCCGATGGGATAAATTAATCTATCCGGTTCGAAGACCACTAAATTATTATTTGGGGAAACTGTCTATAAAAGAAGAAGCAGCTGGTAAGGTACGTGTATTTGCTATGGTAGATCCTTGGACGCAATGGGTTCTTCGTCCTCTTCATGATAATTTATTTACCATTTTGAGGAAGATCCCCATGGATGGAACTTTTAACCAATTGAAACCCTTAACACGGGTTCCTTGGGGAAAAGCCCCACTCTATTCCTTTGATCTTTCAGCAGCTACTGATAGACTTCCTATATGGCTTCAAACTAAAATACTCTCCGAAGTTTTCGGAGATGATTTTGGTAAAGCCTGGGAATATCTATTAGTATCCCGAGAATGGCTTACACCTAAAAGTGGTCCAAACTGTGGTTTTAAGGTCCAAAAGGAATTTCCTCGGACTATTAAATACGCAGTTGGACAACCAATGGGTGCGCTATCCTCTTGGGGTATGCTGGCCATAACACACCACTACATAGTTCAATACTCTGCTTGGGTTTCTGGAGTTTGTCCAAAAGACAAGTTATTTACTCAGTACGCTGTACTGGGGGATGACTTTGTTATTTGGAACAAAACGGTAGCCAAAGTGTATCTACAAACCATGAAAAGACTAGGTCTTGAGATAAATTTATCGAAATCTATTGTATCTCCGAAAGGAGTTGCCTTAGAGTTCGCTAAAAGGACTCTGAGAAATGGACAGGACGTAAGTCCAATCCCTTTCAAAGAGCAATCCTCCGCTCACAGAAGTATTAGTTTAGCACTAAACTTCAAAGAGCGATTTTGTCTTACTGAACTTGGTCTAATCAGGTTTCTGGGTTATGGATATAAGGTTGATCCTACAAAGAACAATTCTTTAGTTACCACGCTAAAATTAGCGATGGCTATTCCAAAGACTTGTAAAATGTTGGTTAGTCTATTTTCATTAGATCGACCATACTTAGATATCAATGGAATGTCTTATCCATTGAATCAAGTAAGGAAAACTTTCTTATCTGTTCTCCGAGACGAACTACTACACCTGTCTAAAGCTCAAGAGTTAATGTTAACTCTTGCAGCGTATGAGGCAGGGTGTTATGTAGATAGTATCGGTCCTTGGAGAACCCCAGAGGGTATCGTACGGAGTGAGATAGTAGGAGGCGTGGCGCCCAAATACATCAAATCTTTGATGCATATTGGGCTGGGTGCGCGAGCGCACCTCGAAACCTTGCTTCCACTATTTACTCACTATGATAGTTTCCTGTGGGATACTCCTGAGGTTCTTCTTCAACCTTGGTTGAAGTTGAAACCGCTACCGAGAGATCTTTACGCTGCTATAAATTTTATATTTACAGCAGGTGAAGAACTTTCCAAAATCCAAACTCGATCAGTCATGTTTCCTAAACCTAGTGCTAGTGTCTCTCCTGAATTCCAGGAAAAGATACGAACACTACGGATGTGGAATAACTGGTCAAGTCGACTATCTAAGGTAAAGGCGCAGTTCTAACGAACAAAAGACTTTAACATGAAAATACTAGCTCGGTTGTTTTTTAACAACTAAGCAGGTAACAAAAGGATTAGCGGCTCGATCGTTGATTAATCAGCGACTTCGAGTCTTACAATTACCTCTATCTCTTGGTGACCGATTCGGTGTAAAAACCTTATTATGGTTACTTGGGACTGAGTTAATTGTTTCATTTGCATTTGGGATCCTGATGGTCGGTACAATACTTTGTATTGCTACTTATTACCAGAATCCTGGAGCAAGTGGATCCGCTATTCTTTTAGCCGGGTTCTCTCCTGTAATAGATGTGGTAAGGGTTTTAAATCCTTATGATGCGTTATATGTGGATCGAATTGGATTCTTCGAGTGGTTAACCTTCTCTAAAGTACTGATTATAACTTATGTTACAACAGTATTTCAGGCAATGGCTTACCATTTCTTAGATATCCATTCGGTTACTTTACCGTATCTTCACTTTAATGGTACGGACCTAACTAACCTATGTGGGATCACCTTTGGGGTTTTCTACACTTATGGTGTAGAACCTCTTTGGGATCTCCTAGGTTGGTCTATCATGTCTCTTGGGTCATGGACCTTAGAGCATGTAGGTCTCGATATTATTACAGTGCCCACATGGGGATATCTGTGTACCACAAATCCCTGGCTATATGGTTGGGCTGAATCCTCAAATCGGGTTGTTAACTTTGCTATAGATCTTTTCTATAGCTCTGTGGCAACTTTTTATGAGGACGTTCACATATGGTCGCACGGATTTACGAGTTCTTCAACGAATTTTGAATTCGAAGGTTATACTCTTCCAGAAGTGGAAGGAATAGTCCCGAATCATTCTGAAGTTTGGGCCGATGCCCCAGAGGATCATTCCTCAGGGTCATCTACCCCGACTCAAGAAAAGTTCGATGATTTCTTCGTAGAACCGGACCTTGTGAAACCCTTAGCAACTAAGTTGCCCTCTGAAACTTCTTCAGAGGCTTCTGACATTGCCTTATATGACAAGGAATTTGCCTTGGTACATGATATCCCTCCATATCCAGTGGGAACTGCTGGAAGAGTAATGATGATTCTATTGAATCATCCTTACATCTTCTCTGCAGTCTCACTGTCTGTGGTAATACAGGGAGGCTTGGCATTGTTACCTGTGATAGCAAAGTTTGGACTACCCTCTTTAGGTATTCCTCTCTAAGCTACACAAGTACTTCAAGTAAATAAAATTTTATAAATGAGAATTAAAATCTTTACAGTTATTTTGATATGGATACTAGTTTTAATAGGATTGCTACCTATTAACACAGTTCCAATCATTATAACTTTGATAATATTAGACCATTTATAAACTCTTTATTTGAGTCTCCAGGTTGCCGATGTTCCATTAAGTAAGATAAGTCTCGAAAGAGTCTTTGTCTTACTAAATAACAACTATCGCGTCTGAGCGACCCTCCTACAGATAGAGATTTGGTTCTCGGGGAGTAGGAGCTTTTGCTGGGTGAAATTCC